GCATTACTCCAATTAGTTTGAATATTTTCAGTTAATGGAAATAATGTACCTCCTCTGTACATTGATATTCTAACCCAATTTACATAATCTTGTGGTAATATATATCTTAATGAATCACAAACATTTAGTTCTAATATTTTTATTTCTTTTAAAGAATCGTAATTTAATTCCTGTATAGCTCGTTTTGCGTGAAATATAATATTATATCTTTCTACATTATTAATTAATTTATCATTTCCAACATACATAACCATAAAGTTATTTACTATGTCGTTTAATGAAATGTATTGATACGAACCCCAATTTTCATTCTCAGGGTTTAATCCTCCGTTTTCGTAATATTGATAATCTGTTAAATACGCCATAATCTATCCTTCTTGTTGGTTTGCTTCTTGTTCTTCCATTTTTCCAAAAGTCATTACATCTTTATCTCTAATAGATAATCCTGCATATTGTAATATTTTATTTATTAAATTTGTTTGGTCGGAAATTGGTAATTCAAAATCTTGATAATCTGCAGCTGTTTCATTAAACGAAGGTTCTCCATTAGATATAAGGTCAAGATAAGTCCAATTAGGATCTTTAGGATATCTTATGTATTGAGAAAGAACAGTTCCTGTTACAAGTTGTTGTGTAGGGTAAACTGTAATATTATTACCTCCTAAAACATAAGCAGGAAATGAAGTACTTGGTGCTGTTAATGGAGTTGCATTTAAATAAAATATTTTATTTTGCGAAACTCTTTCTACTTCTGTAATACTGCTATTTGCTACAATTGTAAAAACATCACCTACACTAATGTTCCCACTTAAAACTAATGTGGTTTCATTTGTAACCGCTAATACATTAAGTATTTCTCCTGAATTAGTTGAATTAGCTAGTAAGTCTGTTGGCTTAACTCCATTAGTAATAAATAAAGCATTTGTATCTATAAGTGTTGAACCAGTTCCCCCTGTTACTGAACCTGATGTTATTAAATTAGGATAGTAATTTATTTTATTTATTAGATAATAATCTTCCGGTAATGTAAAATCATAACCATTAGAACTTATTAATGATTTTGTTAAAGAGAAATAATCTAAAACTTCTACTAACCCTTTTACAATATCTGCATACCCACTACCAGACACTCTTGCATTTTGTTTTACAAGCCATGAATTATACTGATAAAAGTAATCTTCAAATATATCTAATTGAGCTTGTTTTGCGTATAAGTTAAAGTCGTTTGGAGTTATATACCCAAAGTTGTTTTTATTGGCTATCGAAAGAACCGTAGCCCTTACTGTATTTATTATTGACATCTATAAAATCTTTTGACAAATATACAAAAAAAAAAGAGGCTTCTTTTTTTGAAGCCTCTTTGATTGTTATAAGTTAGATTCTAATATTTTTAGAACTTCTAATCCTTCATCACTCTGAAGAAATGAAGCTAAAATAAACAATGGGTCTTCGCCATACGGCACAGTTAAAAGTTTATTTTTATTTCCTTTTATATTATAATAAACATCTTTTTGGTTTTTTATAACCAATAGCCCTTCATTTATAAATGAAGCACATTTGTTTTGAAGTTTTAATAATGGGTCATTTAAGGATTCCATAAATTCATTTGGATATCTTTTAGCAAACATTCTAACATCTCTTTTTAATTCAGCTGATGTTAATGTATCTATCCTTAATCCTATTACTACTCTAGCAATAGTTTCTAGCATTTCAAGATCTAAATCTTTAGCTAAAACTTGCGCCTCTAAAGATAAATCCATTTCTTCTACATCTAAACTAGCATCTTTTTCTTTATCTACCTCTACAAATGATTGATTGCTTAAAGGATGATGTGCTAAAAATGTTTGTAAAATTTGATTTTCTTTTGGGACTCTTAAAAATCCATCTTCAAAAATAATAGGTTCTAAAAGAATATTTCCGTCTTGCTCATCTTCAAAAATACTTTTTTGATTTTTTGCATAACGCATAGACCTGTTTTGTCCTGTTTTTTCATCAAAGAATAATAAACTACTTCTTTTAGTATTTCTTGTTGGAATTGTGTAGCTCAATGGAGCTTTGTCTCTTGTAAGTTTGTAGGTTTTATCTACAAAGGTTGCTGCTTTTTTTCTCATTTGATTAAAATTAAAATTAATAAAAAAGGGGATGGGTTAACATCCCCCTATTAAATAATATCTATATCTTATTTAAAGATAAAGAAGTTGTTTGCACCTAAAGTACATAAAGCTCTTTCAGATAAGAAGTTTACTTCCATAGCATCTAAGCTAGAAGTAGACGCTCCACCTGCTGAACCTGTAATCCAAGTCTTATACTTTCTGTCTTCAGTTTCTGAAGCTCTATAACGAACGTGTAAGAATGGTCTCTTAGCATTTTTACCTAACACTTGGTCATATACTGTTGTAGAACCTGCAGGTACTAATACCCCATTAATAGCTCCACCAACAATATCACCACGCATAGTTGGGTCATTAAGATATTTCCAATCTGTTTTGTAAAAATCATAACCTCTACGGAATCCTGTGAAACCTAAATTTAAAGCCATGTCTTTATCATTATCAAATAAACCATAAGAAGTACCACCTGCTCCATAAGAGTTTTGTGATGCTAACATATCGTCAATGTCAAATCCAAATTCACGATTTACGAAAAGCACATTTTCCTCAATAGAACCTTGCTTATCTAATCTCTGTATAATAGCATCAAAATCTGCAAGAGCTGTTGGGTTACCACCACTCCATACATTTCCTCTTTCTTCAACTACATAGAAAAGTCCTTCTGAACCTTTGTTACCTACACCACTTGCAATTCCTTCTGCAATTGCTGATGCTCCAGAACCAGCTTCAGCAGGTACTGCTTCAACCATAGCGGTTTCTAAATAATCTTCAAAACGAAGTCTAGTTTCATGCTCAGATTTCATATACCATAAGAATCCTGTTGCACCATTTTCAGTTGTTACTTCAATCCACCCAATTTGAGCCATATCAGAACCAGAAACTGCGTAATGGTCTTTAATGATAATTGGAGAGTTTTCAAAAATAGAATCATCAGCTTCAAGTTGACCTTGCATTCCGACAGAACCTTTTTGAAATTCTGAACCATAAATAAATAAAGAACATTGTACACCTAATGCTACTGCTTGACCTGCTAATTCGTAGTAAGCTACTGTAGCTGTTGCATTTGCAAGATCAACTGCAGTTACAATCGCTTTGTTACTAAGCGTTGAAGCTGCTGTACTATCAGATATCATTACTGTTTGACCAACTCTAAGAGCGATAGAACCTGTTCCAGGAGCTAATGCATCATTAATTGTCAATACAGCTGTACCTGCTGCTGCTGCTGCTGCTGAAGTTACGTTTGTATATTTAGTATGTAATCTTCCTTGCTCTGCCCATTTAATAAGGTCTGAGTTAGAAGGTAATTCAGCACCTACCATTCTTAAGAATGATGCTACTGTTCTGTTTCCATAACGTTCAAATTCTTTTTCGTGAGTATCTGGAAGATACTGATTTAAGAAATCAAAGTTAGTAATATAATTTGTCTGTAATAAGACTTGTTCTGAACTTGGTTGTAAGTCAAAACCTGGTACTGCTTGTACTGCCATTTTTTTGTTTTTAAAATTTAATAATTATTTCTTACTCCTAATCCTTAACCCTTTTCCACTTTCACCTGAAACCTGTCGTGCTTTAAAACCTGTATCGCCAATTGATTGAGGAGTTTGCCTTACCTGCATGTTAATGTTTTTACTTTTCTTCGAAACATCACCAATGGTATCAGCTTTTCCTTGCTCGTAAAAATATTGAGCAAAACGATCTGGATTCATTGCAGCACTAATTGATTTATGCCAACCATAAGCATCATTAATTAACCCATCTTCTCCTGTATATTTACCTACAAAATTATCAAGATTAACTTGTTTAGCTTTCATTTCGTTTGCATCTCCATCAGAATACTTAACAGTTTTGTCACCTACATTAAACTCAAAACCTTTGAATTCAGGGTTAAAAACTTCATCAGTTTTCTTCATAAAATACTCACTCTTTTTTTGATTAGCCTCAGTAGTGGTTTTAGAATTTTGGACATATTCTCTATAAGACGTTATTTCATTTAATTCTTCATCTGAAATAGAATTCCCACTTGACTCAAGAGGAGTTCTATATTTTTCTTTTAAAGTATTAAGATGCTTTTTTGCCTTAGAAAGCTCTCTTTTTTTAGCTATATTCTTTTTCTTTTGTTCTGACTCATCATCAATATCTTCATCATAAGAGAATCTCTCTTCCATTAAATATTGAATATCTTCAGGATCTAAATCTTCTTCAGTTAAAGAATAATATTCTGCTAATATTTGGTCATCATTTAAATCATCATAATCGTTATTAACTTTTACAAAATCTTTAAATCCACGACCAGTTTCTTTTTTGTATTCTAAATATTTAGACACATCCTCTGGTAATGATTCAGATTCTTCTTTTTGAGAAAATAATTCATCTACAGATCCTATGTCTTTATTATATTTATTTTTAATATATGAAAGAACATCTTCATCTTTTAACTCTGGTGCTTTTAATTCTGCAACAGGCTCTACAATATCTTCTTTAGGAATTTCTTGTTCCTGAGAATCAACTTGTTGTTCTTCATTGTGTTTGTTAAGTAGATTTGCTTCTACTTCCTGTACTGATTTTTCTTCTACAGGGTTTACTTCTTTTACTTGAAATGCCATTTGATTTAATTTTTACAAAGTTAATATTATTTTTAATACATAATTTAAGCTTATCTAGGCTCAAATTCCGCTAAGTCAAAGCCATCTAAACTATCTTCATTAGATTCAAAAGTTACAGAAGGTAAATTATTTTTCCTTTGTTCTATTAACTTTGATTGCTCTGTACTAGATTGTGATATTCTATCAGACTTAGCATCTTCACGTTGAATTTCTCTAGATTTTAATCCTTCAATTTCAACTCCTTTTAATTTCATTTGTAACTCAAATTCAAGATTCATTAGTTCAGCTTTAATAGCGGCTTCACCTCTCATCTTTTTAACAGAGAAATCAGCTTTAGCTCCTTCTATTTGCATAGCTGCCTGAGTTTCCATCTGAAGTTTTTGAGCAGCCATTTGAGCAGCCATTTGCTGAGATTGTTGATTTATCTGAGCCTGTTGTTCAGCTGCTGCTGATTTTTGTTGTTGTTCTAAATCCTGCTTTGCTTTTCTTTTTAATTTTAAAACTTGATTAGCTAGCTTTAAATTTCTTATCTCTCTAATATCAATAGCATCTTCTAAATTAATAGAATCTCTTTGAAGTGCCATCTGAATATTTTGTTCAAGCATTTTTTGTTGCTCTTCATCAGGTGCTACTTCTATAAAAATACCGAAATCACTTAAATAAAGTTTACTTATTTCATCTAGTATACCTACATTAAATTTTCCTATTTGGTTTACAAACTCTTCTCTAAAATCAGAGTACTGTAACATATCTGCAATTCTACTAGATAAAGAAGTACATAATCTTTCTGTAATTTGAAGTCCTGAATCTAATATATGTCTAGTAGCAGTATTACTACTTAATGCTGCTAATTTCTGTAATCCAACTAAAGAATAAGAATCAGGTGTAGAACCATCTCTTGCTTCATTTAATCCAGTAACATCTCTTAACATAGATAAGTAATGATTGTAAGTACCTATTAAACTTTGAATCTTACCTTGACCTGAATTACTATTTAATTGTTGAATAGGAACTTTTGCCTGATTATAATCTCCATCTTGAGTATAACTTCTACCAATAACACTACCTGTTTGAAAAAACATTCTAAGAGCGTCTTCCGGATTATATGCGTTACCAGTTCCTAAGTCAACTTCATTAATACCATCTGCATCTATAAATACCCCATCTGGAACAACTCTAGAAATTACTTGTTGTAACTTCAAGTGAGTTATCTGAATTAAATCAGCAAACGTAATCATACGTCTAGTTACAGACTCTAAAACACCTTTATACATTCTAGGTGCACAAGCTATATATTCTGGATAAACTTCTTGAGATGCTGATTGAGGTCTAGCCATGTTTTCGGCCATCTTCCACTTTAATAGAATACTAGTACCCATCACCATTACACCTTCATACCAAACATCTATGGTCTTAGATACTTTTTCAAAATTTCCTTCCTCCATCATTTCTGGAGTTGGATTAAACGTATCTTCTTTTTCTATAACTTTTTCTGCTCCTGCTGCATTAACTTTTTTCTTATAAGTAAAAGTATGAGTTGTCTTATAATTAAAAAACAACAATGTAGCACTATCTTTACTAAACAAACTATTGTTATAATATTGAGCAGTATTATTGTAGTCATACCAACTTTGACTATACTTGGATATTTCTTCCATGTCTTGTCTAGTTAAGCTAGTATCTATTTTTTTTAATTCTGTAATTGGCATGGTTTTAATTTCACCCCAATAAAAACAATCTTGAAAATGAGGATTCTCAGTATAGCTGTACACCATATTAGCAGGGTCAACATACTCAATAGAAATTCCTGATCCTGGCTTAAATGTGTTTTTACACATAGAAACACCTAAAACTGTCTGATCGTAATAAAGTTGTTTTTGTATTTCGCCATATCTATTTTCAGCTAATACAGTATTAATTGCTTCTTCTGAAGCTATTTCAATAGAAGGTTTGTATTTGAGTTGCATATGTAATGCTAACTCTTCTGATGTGTTAGGAACGTCTTCTTCTGAAGTAGCAAATGTATTTATTCCAAAATCTTGTTGAACCTGTTTCATAACAGGTTTTGCCAACATGTCTTTTTCTAGTTGAACTTGATAGTCACTTCTCTTGTCTAAAGACATTCCATCTTGAGCAAAAGCATTTATTTTAAATAACCTATCGGCCATTCCATTAACAACAATATCTACAAACTTAGGAATAATAGGTATAGGTGTCCAGTCTAAGTTGAGATAACTTAAATCACCATCAATAGCTAATTCATTTTTATACTTAGCCACAGACTGTTCGCCCCTAGCATATAATCTTAGTCTATGAAAGTCAGCCCATTGATTATAAAATCTACTTTGACCACCATCTTTTCTAAACCATTCGTATTGAATAGCCTGTCCTATTTGTAACCCAAACTCATAAGAATCCTTTTGCTTGTCTGAAACAAACTGACTAGGGAATCCTGTTGGGTTTATTGTGATTTTAACATCCTCCATTTATTTTATAATTTGGCTATAACTTCCCTTATTATCGTATCTTGCAAAGTTAAGTTTTATTTTTGATTTCTTTTTAATGGGTTGATACATGTTTTTCTGTATAGCCATTATGGCTAAACCTGAACTAATTGATGCATCAAACTTTGTTCTATTGTTTATATCAAACCTTGCCCAATCTTCTAAAGTTCTAATAAAATACATAGAACCTATTAAATCTGACTCTCTAAAAGTTTCTGAAATATCAAATCCAACATGTTTTTCAATGTAAGATTCTATTGCTGCTGCATGAGCTTGTTTTATATCTTCAGAACTATTTGGCATGCCACCTAATTCTTTTTCAGTTTTAGATAGTTTATTATATACTTTATCAGGTCTATTCATAGAATATCCTCTGTAACCTCTGTTTTTAAAATGAT